GAAGATCTGACGGCGGCGGACTTGGTGTCTCAACAATCCGAGTTCGATATTCCACTGGCGGGGCCACTGGAACTCCAGGAGCAGAGGAAGGTACCTCTGTTGCTAGGACGAACGGGACACGGGGTGTTACGCTCGGAGTAGACAGACGGCCCTTACGGACGGAGGCCTGTACCCACTCATTGAAATCTTTCTCATTGTCATACTCAGAATGCCATTCAGGCAACACAGTTGCCTTAAGGTGTTCCAAGTAGAGGGCCCTGAGATCGAGATCAGGATGAGGAGATACAACTCCATCAATAATGACCGTGCCTTTTGGGTCTGGTTCGTAGACAGCCTCTAGACGAGCATTATACTCTTCTAAAGTCTGCGGACGATACCACTGTCCATCCTCGCAATAATACCCCTCGGGAGGGCAAAACACCTCCTCAACCACAGTTTCCACCTTCGTGGATGCCTGAGGCAAGAGAATTTCCTCTAGCTTAGTACGAAGGTCCCGGGCGGTTATGACCACATCCATGAAAGCTTCACGGTATACCGTTTCATTTAGGGAATCCACCACTTCGCTAGGCGTAGTGGCTTCAATCCCCGGATGCGACGATTGCCGCGAAGAATCGCGAGATGTCGTGCCATAATGTTCACGATCTCTATAGACAGTCCCTAACCTCTTAGCCTCCGCGATTAACGGAGAATAAGAGTCTAGGTATTCGAGAATGAGTTTTACCTCGCTCTCGAAGAATAATCTACAGAGACCCTGAACCCTAGTCATCGAGGTCTTATATAGGGAAGTTACCGATTTTAAGGGTAACCAACCTTTTAGACCTGCGTAACCAGGCCCTCCAGGACCGTAGAATGTGAGAATATAGTTACGCAACCGTTTTGGTAAAGAGAAGAGTCTCTTCGACGCTGAAGCTTTTGCGCGGTATCCGTATCCCAGGACAGATAGCATCTGCCCAAAGGACAACGAGTACTTACGCACGAGCTCCAATAGGCCAGCAAGCGATTGCCGACCTACCACAAACTCAGCAAATGGAACCATTGAGACGTTCACTCCATTACGGAATGTACGCTTCGCAAATTCCATCGCTGTGCCTGATGTTGAAACCAGGGACTTGTGGTCCCCGATCCCGACGTCTAGAGCCTTCATAATACCGGCGTATTGTTTAGCCACACAATCACGTGCTATGACTACGTCATCTCCCAAGACGGCGTAGCCCTCGTACCATGGTTTATCGATTGTCACCACACGCGCTTTAAAAGCGGACCACTGAACGATTGCATGGTGAAGAAAAGCCAGCATCGCCCAAGAACTGAGCGCACCCATGGGTTGGCCAGTTGCATACTGGACATATCCCAGCTCAGAAACAGTCTGTTTAGGACCATTCCCGAACTTGATAGTCTTGGGACAGTGATACTTCCGACTAACCATGAGGCAACCCCACAGCTCTGCCCCCCAACTTGTTAAGAAGGGAGACAGTAGTACCTTTTGTAGTACGATAGGCAGTCGATCAGTCGCAGCCGACAAGTCAAATGAGTACAAGGAGATTGGCTTAGAGAATTGCTTCTCGTTCGCCTCCTTCCAGGTAAACAAGTTTCTTATCGGACGCTCCTGATCGAATGTCCCATCCTGTGGTATCCGCTCCAGTAGCGCAAAGATCGCTCGATGAAGACGATCGAAGAGCCACTGTGTCCATGGGTCAACCATGGCAAACACCCGTACTTTACCAGCTGGTTCCAGTTTGAACCCAAGTTTCCCAAGCCAATTAGTTGCTTCGAAAGGACACGAAGGTCCTCCCGAGGATAAGGGAAGGGAATCCTCCCAAACCCACAACTGCTTGGCCCAGGATTCTATTCGGTTCAGCACCCACTGATTACGAGTCATCTTACACCAATTTTGCAAAATTGGGTAGAGCGGACTGTGTAACCACGTGTATGCTGAAGCCAAAATAGATGCGGGGGACGTGCTCTGAGCTCCGCTCGGAACATTGTATCCACGCACCGCGGGTCCAGACTTCGAAATCAGGAATGGTTTAGCACGGAGTCCCTTTAAGAATTCCAATGGACCATCGCCCTCTTC